CAGGCCTAATATTTAACGGTTTATAGAGATCGAAGACTCTCCAATTCTTGTGAGAATTGAGTTTTGGTGGTACATTTCTGTACGTGAAACCCAGTTGAGTACCAGGTTTGTCCACTCCGGATCATGCCTACTCATCGGTAGGGTCCCGGTGGCTTAATCGTATTAAAACGAGTGGTTAAGAGAATGGATGATAGACAGCGGAAGTAAAAAACTTCGCAGCCGTAGTTGCAGTGGAAACATGAACTACAAGATCGTTATTTGAGTAAGGTATGAAGTATATACCCAAACGAGCAGTGCTTGATGCAATTTGGTGCCAAGCTGACACAACAACACCCCCATCTTCTACTAAGTGATCACCTAACGCCGCTGTTCCTTGTGTATAAAACAGAAGGAAAGCTGCGCATTGAAATCTACGTTTAAGAATTGTAGGAGTATCTTCATCACAATAAAACGGTTGTGGTGCATCCGAATGATTGATCCAAGCACTAAAATCTACATCACCTAACGCAAAGGCGGTAGTTGTTGACAACGCCATACTATGATTACTCACACCTGGCCTACTAATAGGATCCAACAATGTGATATCATAAGTGATGTAAACTGTTCCCAATTGTGTACTTTTAGGTACACCTTCATAACCAATTAACAAAGTTCCATATCCAGTAAAACGATCTGCATCGGTTGTTGGTGTTAATGGTGCATCTCCAATAATGCCTCCTGTTGGTAAAGGAGCAAAATTGCCAGTGTCCATGCCATAGGTTGCATTTTGCCAAATGGAATTTGTAGTACCGCTACCTGATGTAGCTAGCTCTGCAATACTATACATCTGACGAATGTTAAGATCTGGAACGACATTAAGTGCAATTTGTCCTGTTGCTGAGGTAGATGTTACTGGGACCCAATCAACCTTCAAACTATTCAATTTAAACTTTTGATATTGTCCTGCAAATTGACTAAGAGAACAGAATGTACCAGACTCGTTAGGTATCAATTTAAATTTTGCCATAACAAACTCACCTGCATAAGCTGCATCTGTTGATATTGAAGCCAACGATTCACGACGAGTAATAGAGTTGCGTGAACCTGCAACTGTTCTTCTATTAGTACTGGTGTTAACCGGTGCACCACGTGTAGATCTGGGAAGAGCTCTACTGGTGCTTTTAGGACTAGGACGTGCTCTAGGTCTGCGAGGTGGTCTACTGCGACGAATCCGGCCTCTCTGTAGACGGCGAGGAGTCATTTGAGCTCTTTGATTTATTCTAGCAACTGCTAAGTTCGTTGCTGCTTTTGCTATCGAAGCAACTGATTCTCTGATTATAGCGGCCATGTTTAATATATGTTTTTAAACCAGGTATATATATTTAAAGACCTCCTGGTTAAAAAGTGTGTGAAATAGAGCAAATGTTGGATTAAAAAAGAATCCAACACCCTCTATGTCTAATTATGGACAGCACTCTTGACCGAGGTATTGACGCTTTAACCGCCAAGCCTCGATAGATTGCATCAACCCGCGCACACACGGGTTACCTAAATTTAGGGTTTTGTGTTTGATCGATGATTGTAAGAATTTATGTGTACGAGTGTACATTATCTGATATTCAGTCTTTTCAGCAAATAACAATTGTGTTATGCTACATAATTTTGCAAGTTCATCAAGGGCTGTACGATTTTTAATTTTAAATTCGATACTGGCAAATAATTTATCAATTTTATAAGCATAAAGTTTGTATACAATACCGTCAATCTCGCGTTCACATATGTGAATACCAACGAAACCAAGTGAATCTACTGGTTTACTATCATAACTCTCAAATTCCGAGTAAGTACCCATATCATTGTAAGTCTTTTCCAACAACCTTGGTGAAAACACACCAGAGCGATCGCTCCATATGAGGTCGTCACCGGATGCGAAAAATTTAACCGTATCAATGAATTGATATAATGTAAGACGGTGTCGTACGGCGTGTAATGCAAATAAGACGCAATGGGCAAGCGAATTGTCGATTGCGGTATTAACATGTCCAGAGGGTTGTCCAACTAAATTGACAAGTTCTCCTCCTACATTAGTCCAACCGTTATACATACGCGAATAATAATCCTCAACACGCGATTTATCACGACCAGCAGATCGAAATGAACATATCACCATAGCGCAAAAAATAGGATAATGAGCATCCCATTTTACTCCATCAGATGCATAATTATCACCGTCAAACGCACGTAATATATTATACAAATGTGGTATATCAGAACCAGGGGTAGCGAATTTAATAAACAGTGGTGATATAAATAATTGATCCATCATGAAATTGTTTTGATGCATAAAGAGGCGAGTGCCTTCAACATATGAAAAAACATCTTGAGGGCGGAATAAACGAGCATCTTTATGAATAGGGCGAATTTCACCTTTAAGTGTAGCATGAATCACACTAATGTAAGTATCATACATATACTTCATTTCATCAAGGCTAAACTTATCGGCAGCCTGTCCCTTAGTGGGACAACCCATAATATTAGCAGGATATCCAGACGTTTTCGCTGCGTGTTCTTGAAGCACACCACGAATCTCATCATCTGTCGCTAAAGGCTGAGTGTCAATCAAAGGAAAAATATATTGTAGAAAAGATAAGCAATACTGAAATTCATCAAATGTGAATGTAGTCGGTGATTTATTTAAATAATGGGCAATTCCATTCCAATACGAAATGGAATCAAGAGGTGCAGGATGATAACCAAGCACCTCTTTCTCCTCAATTTTATTAATTGGCAGCGCAGAGGCCCCCGGCCCCGGTAATCGCGAACTTTTTAGTGGCAGAGGTCGTGGCGGGTGTGTCCGTTTTTTGTTGTTCGACGGATACATTAGCAATTTGCGTCTTTTTAGGCTTGGGAGGCAATGGGTTCCGAAAAAATAATGCCCACTGATCCGAATATGGTGTCATAAAACCATCATTGGTATGAATACCGACATATTTTCCGTCGGAATTAGCAACGTAAATAGCACCACACGAGCCAAAGGTGGTTGACAAATTAATTTTAGCAGCATCACCAGCTATACTAACAATGTTACCAGTACAAGTAATATTGTTAACAATGTCAACTACAGTTACTTGTTCACCAACGACAGGAATCCGCCACTTATCAATAGGGATACCTTTATAACCAGTAATCTGTTGCAAATGCGCAACAAGATCACGAGCAAAACGCGTCTTCTTACAGTCCAATTTTAAAACGGACGTCGCGGGAGCGGCAAGATCTTTATTAGGAATGATATAATGGTGAATATCATCAGATAAATGCTCATTAGTAACAATAAATTGACCAATTTTACAAGCATTATAGATAAGTGAATCATCAGCACGACGCGCTTGTATTTGAGGCGGTATCTTAACAATAGGGTTTTCTTGAATACCTTCGGCCTCACGAAGAAAGTCCTCCATAGGGATCATGTTACTCTTACCGGGGAGTAATGGTTTAAGCTTATTAATTATCTTATCAATAAGTTGATCATCACTACATGTGCGTACGAAAGGCGCAGGAGGTGGTTTATTGCCAACAGTAGTGGTATCTTTAGATTCAACAATTTGAGTTGAAGTGGAGTTAATCTTTTTAAGTTCCCTAATTATAAAATCGGTTTTATCTTCCAATTTCGATAGTCGTGTTTCGTGTGAATCGGTCGCACATCTGCCTTCGCCTTGGCGAGGCTCACGCTCTGGATGTCGTTTACGATACAGTTCATCAATCTGATCATCAATATCTTTGTGATCCTTCTCGCTCAATCCATACCTACGAGCAATAAGAACTGCATATCCATCAAACAAATCATCTAATTGATCCTCCTCAGAATAACGTAAGACAGCATTACCGTTTTCATCATGTGAAAAAATAACAGTCTCAGCTGAATTATCATAATCAAATCCATCACCTTTTTGAAGCTGAGTAACAGTATAAGCGCCACGCTGAAATGCAATAACTATATCGCCATCATTATAACAAGTATATTGACGGCGTTGAGCTTGTTGTGAAACAGCGGCAGTAGTATTCGCAATAGAACGTTTAGAATTACGTGTCTTATGCTTAGCTTCTTGAGTCGCTTCGAGGAACAATTTATTTAAATCGTCTCCGGTAATTTCATCTAAAGACTTAGAAAAACCTTCCTCCTCTTTATCCTTTTCGTGGGGAAGCTTAACTTTAGATGTAGAAGCCAACATTCTCGCAGGGGCAGGTATATATTTTTCTTCAACAGTCGCAAAATGTTTGTAGGCTGTTTTAACCTTCAAGGGATCATCACGTATGGCTAATTTCGCCATAGCAACTTCAGTCGTATCGTGGTTTTTATTATCTAATTCAATACCACCACTTACGAAATCGATCTTACGGTCAAAGTCAATACCTTCTCGAACATGGCGTGGTCGTCGCACATCAGGAACTACAGGTACATCTCTCTTACGCATGGGATCCAGTGTAAAGAAAACGACGTACGGGACTAAAGCTTTTATATAATCAAGATATTCCATTGGGGAAATCGCAAGCACAGAAGGTGCCGCATCACGAACTCTACCTTTTTCAGTCAAAAGGTGGGCGTTTTTCTCTTGATCAGTTGTATTAAGTCTTGAATACCTAATAAAACTACGCTTATAATCTTCGTCAATATCATGTATAGCCTGCTCATTTTGTAATATAGCTTCGTTATAATGATGCAAAGCGTAGAGATTTAAAAACCAACCAAATATAGTCAATAATAAGACAGTCACTGGGGGTCCTACATAAATA